TTCAAAACTTCCGAGTGTCATATTCAAAACACCAGCACTAAACAGATTCTCTCGTCTGATTGATTCAGTCAAATGCTTATCTATGATTTCAAACTCACTCAAAGCTAAATCATACTGATGTAGCTTGATATTTGCTTGCAACACTTCAAGACGACTTGTCTTCATCTTCAAGTTATAGAGTTTCATCAAGTCGTTTTCTGCCTTTGTAAAATCCTTGCTCGTAACCTTCTGATCACGCTGTCGCAAGCGATTAGCACGTTCGACTAACTGTCTAGCCTTAAACTCAACATTAACCATATCAAGCCTATCAGCTCTCTGTTTAGCTTCTAGCTTCGTGATACCCTCTTTATCAGCATACCTTTGCCAAAAGCTATCAATTTCTTTCTGAATGTTATTAGCGTGTTGTTGATAGACACCGTTCAGTTGATAAGCTACTCTCTTATCTGCTAGTTCCCTAGCCTTTTCTTCCGCGCGATACCTATCTTCCCAATACTTACTGGTCAACATCTGCTATAACTTTCTGACTTTCATCTATTTCAGCGTCTGAGTAGATTTTTTGTTTTTCTAGACGAACTTCAAGGTCGCCCATGGCTTCCTCTTCTTTCTCCATTCTTTCGATTTCTTTCTGCGGATCATCAATGATAGATAGAACAGATAGCTTAGTCTCTTCAGATACTTGTCCAGATAACTGTCCGACAATCTGCGCTTCTTCAAGAATGTTTCTTGGAACGTTTCTAGTAAATGTATAAGTCAACCCTGTCCACGCATCCTCGTATACAGCAGTCAAAGGCACGCTGAATACAATCTGATACAAGCGATTAAATGCAGATTGTAGCTTCCTATCTTTCATGCGAGCAAGGTTGTCCATCGCCTGCAATTTAAAAGCAAGAGCAGTACCAGATGAATTTCCAAAATCAGCTTCAGACATATTGGCAACCATAGAAATAGCAAAGATAGACTCTTTCAGTAAGCTGATAAGGTTCTCTTGGGTCGTGTCTGAACTTGGCTTCTCAAGGAAGTTGACTTCAGGCAAAGGTCCGTCACCATTCTTCCAAAGATTGAAAATCCTATTCTCTCTGATTTGACTAGCATCTTCATCTTGTAGTTCGACACCCAGCACTTTCAAATAAGCGTCTGCGAAATAATCCACATCATTCGCTTTCTCGCTTGCTGCCTTATTCAAAGCATTAATCAAAGTCTTGACGCTTTCAAAAATGCTTTGTCGTTCTTCGTTCTCAATCAATTCAACAACTGGGATAGAACTATAGATGTGCTGAGTACGCTCACCGAATTTTACTGTTCCACCAGTTGAAAAAGCAGCGTCAATCACCTCATTATTCGTGATAACTTGTCCAACACCTTTTTGGCTATTCTCATTAAACGTATATCTTACTGCGAATAACGGGCGTTCTTCAATACTGTTATCATGCACGATGAACATATTAATTGGACTGTTATAAGTCGCTCTGGTCTGCTTATATTCGTTTTGATAAACATAAATAAACGCATGACCAAACACACTAGACATCTTAGCAAGTTCAAACTCTGAATCTTCCATGTCGTTAATCTTACGGAAATCAGAGACAAACTCGTTCACGTTTTCATCTTCGTGCTTGATTTTGACAGGGACACCGATTTGATAGCCTGTGAACGTATCGACAATATATTTTGCATAATTAAAAACCAGACGATTGTCTGGCTTCCAGTTATCTTTTTTAGGCATTTTCAAGACTTCATGTTGTGAGAGATACATATCTTCGCTCTCAACATAGTTCTTGACTAGCTTGCTCATGTGAAGCCTAATCGCTTCAGTAACGACTTCTTCAGTCGCTTCATCGCTTGTTGTTGTAATGACTTTTCGTTTGTTAACAAAAACTTTTGCCAATTTTTAAAAACCTCCTTTGAATAGTTTGATTTTTGTTTTATATATCCTATCTTGCAAAGCATATCTAATCGCATCGATGCAGTGATTATAGCTATCAACTGGCTCGTTGATGTACTCATTTGTCTTCTTGTCTTTCTTCCAAGTGTAATTTTCAAGTTCTTCAATCAGCTTTACGCATCTTTCATCAACTACCCAATCATACTGAAGCAAGTATTGTATGCCCTGCATGACTGAGCCAGGACCTTTCTGCACATCAACAACCCGAGGGATTCCAAGATTTCGCAATTCTTGATTCGATTTCTTTTCGGCACTATCAGCCATAATTTGTTCCTTGGCATACCCAAGGGCCTTGATACTTTCTGCAATCTTGTCATTTGTCAATCCCTTTCTTACAAATTCTTCGACTACATATAAACGCTTGTTAGCATCGTCTATCCTTACATGAAGCAAGGCTGACGGGTCATTGATGAATCCATAGTCAAGACCAAAATAAGACGGCAGATGCGCCAGCTCGTCTTTATTAAGTAATCGTTTCTCATATTTTGGAAAAACCAGCTTGTCAAGTGTCGCAAACTCACCCAAGGCATAAATCTTGTAGTACGCTTCATTTCTGTTGGCCAGTTCTTCGATATTCTCAATCGTGACCTTGTCTAAAAAACGATTATCTTTGTAGGATGTGTGATAAACAACCGTATTTTTTGGTTTCTTAACAAAAAAAGCGTTGTAGGTCCAGTTGACTTTTGAAACTGGGTTAAACATCAAGAAGATTTGTTTCTGCTTGTGTTTTTTATCCCTGAGACGAAGCGTAAGCTGCGTGTAATCGTCTAGCGTGAACTCAGATGCTTCTTCCATGACCACATCCGAAACGCCCTTAATGGACTTAATTTTCTCCGGATTGTCTAACCCTTTGAAAATAAACTGTGCACCGTTTGGTAACTCAATTCGATAAGCTGAATTGTTAACCTTGCACTTATCAAGTAACTGCCAATTATCCAAACATTGCTTCACATCTTCAAAAATCGAGTCATAGACTGTCGACCCCACTTTACGCAAAAAAAGTATTTTACGTGGATGCTTCCAATCTTGACAAGCCTTAAATACAACCTTTTGAATGACACCATGGCTTTTACCGCTTGATGCTCCACCGTAATGGACTTCAGTAAAGGTTGAATAGTCTGTCAGCTTGTCATAGATATGCTTATTGAAGACCCTGCTTGGATAGTCAATGACTATCTCGATTTTAGGCTTACTCTTCGTCAGCATCCCAATCACCTACTTTGATTTCGATAGTGCGTTGAGTGATATCGATGTTATTTTGATACATTCCTAACGTTTTCGCGTATTTGTCCGATGCTGACAACATTATAGATAGATCAGGAGGAACTTCCTTGACTGACTGATAGCCTTCCCCGTCGCCGACAAGTTTAACGTCTTTAATCTCACGTCTGATAATTTTCGCCCAAAACTGCTGAATGTCTACCGAATTTAGCAAAGAAAGCTCCGTCCTGCGCTCATCAAAAGCATTTTTTAGTTTTTCAACGACTGGTGGAATATGTTCATACTTGTTCATACCTGCTAACATATTTGAAGCTGACGTTCTCGCAGTTTTCTCGCTAAAACCAGCTTCTTTTGCTGCTTGCGTAGCGTTCTGGAAACCATTAGCCATGTAAGCCAGGACAAAAGATTTCTGTCTATTCCTGGAGGCAGGCCAGTCTGACATCAAATCTATAGCATGTTTTTTTAATTCATTGATAGCCATTTCTTCACGTTCATTCATTGCTACCTCCTTTCAAAAATCAAAAAAAGCCACACAATGTGTGACTTAATGAAGACCTCTCACAGACTTTGCAGGAATCGAACCCACGATAACAGTTTTGGAGACTGTTGTGTTACCGCTACACTAAAAGCCTAAAAATAACGATACCAAGGGTTGAACTAAATAATACAACGAGGAAATCACCAGCTTGCCACCCTGATACCGTTAAACATTAAAGG